TACGCACAGTGGATTAGGTCTAAGTGCAAATAATTATATATGTGTTGGTTTAAGTTTACAAAATAATGGTAATGTAGGCATTAAGGGTTTAGAGTATTCTGCTGACGCTTATACTTATAATACTAAATTACAAACAGCCTCACAGCCGACAACATTTTTACCTGATCCTAGATCAGTTGCCGCACCTGTATTAGTTTCTATTACTGATACTGCGGTTAATGTTACTGAGGGTAACTTAAATGTAATAATGACTGTTACTTTTAGAGGTACATCAGATTTCTTTGTCGATAAGTATGAAGTTATATATAAGAAAAGCACAGATTCAATTTATAAAACAGCAGGTATATCAAGTAACCAAGTAAGAGAAATACCAGTTGAGAGTAGTGTAACTTACAATGTTAAAGTTAGAGCTATAAATGCATTAGGTTATAAATCAGCTTATGTTGCAGGAGATCACTATGTAGTAGGCTTTGAAGATCCACCTGCTAATATCACAGGATTATCTATTGATTATCAAGATGAGATAGCTGTTTTAAAATGGGACACTGCAACTGATTTAGATTTAGCTTACTATCATATTCGTTACTCACCTAATGCAGATGATTCATATCCAAATAGTATTATATTAGTAGATAAAGTAAGTCCACCTGCTAACACAGTGGTGGTACCTGCTAAAGCAGGAGTTTATTTTATTAAAGCATTTGATTTATTAGGACACGAATCATTAACAGCAAACAGCGTAATAGGAACAATAACAAAATTTGCAGGACAAAATCTCGATACAACAATAACAGAAGAAACAGCATTTGCAGGAACTAAATCTCAAGTTGTTGTTGAAGATAATGCTTTAATTTTACAAGGTGATGATGTTACATCTTTTGATTCAATTAGTGGAAACTTTGATGATAAAGTTGGTTTCTTTGATGAAGTTGATGGTTTTGAAAGCACAGGGACTTATACTTTCGCTAATCAAATTTCATTAGGTGCAAAATTTCAAAGTAGAGTATCTTCATTTCTAAATGTAGATCAATTAGATCGAGTTAATTCATTTGACCAACTTGCAGGGTTATTTGATTCTGCACAAGGTTTGTTTGACGATCAAGGTGCTTCACCACAGATGGACGCTAAGTTGTTTATTTCAACATCAGATGATAATTCTACTTATACAACCTTTACACCTTTTCAGGACGGTAATTATGAATTTAGATATGCTAAGTTTCAATTACAATTAACTTCAACTGTTAGCTCACAATCGCCTAAAGTAAATAACGCACAAGTTAGGTTGTTTATGATGGATCGAACAGAAAAAGCACAAAACATAGCAAGTGGTGCAGGAACGAAAGCTGTTACATTTACTGACGCTTTCTCGGCTGAGCCTAGTGTAATTATTATGGCACAAAATGCGGCACAGAACATACAGACAGCAGTTACAAGTAAATCAGCAACAGGATTTAGCGTAACCTTTACTAATGCAGGTGGATCAGCACAAGATATAACTTTTGATTATGTTGCAACAGGGCAAGGCAGAGCGATTTAATTTGCCGAAACAAAGCGAATACATTATAAAGAATAACAGGAGAAAATATGACACAAGCAGATTTTACGATTGCTAACCAAACCTTTCCAAATACAAGGACTGAGCTAAATACTTCACTACAAGCATTAGCGACTAATAGTGCAGGTAATGACGCACCAAGTACGACTTTTCCTAGTCAATGGTGGTTTGATAGTGATGGCAATCAATTATACATACGCAACAAAGATAATGATGCTTGGGTCAAAGTTTTTACCATTGGTGCAACCTCAGACAAAATAGAGCAATTAGCAACTGATTCATTAACACTAGCAGGTACAACTCCAACACTTACAATAGGTGATGGCGGAGCAGAAGATACTAAAATTGTATTTGATGGTAATGCCAAAGACTTTTATGTTGCTCTTGATGATTCAGCAGATAAATTAATAATTGGTGAGGGATCAACTGTTGGAACAAATCCTATACTAACTATTACTGATGATTCAGTAACTATTGGCGATGGTGCGGCAGTAGATACAAAAATTGTTTTTGACGGAAACGCACAAGATTATTATGTAGGTTTAGATGATTCTGCTGATGATCTTATTATTGGAAAAGGATCTACAGTAGGTACAACACCTGCGATAACTGTTAATGAAGATTTACAAACTACTATTGCTAATCACGCTAATCCAAAAAGTGCATTTAGAAACCACGTTATTAATGGTGATTTTCGTGTATGGCAAAGATCAGCATCAGATACCACAATATCAGATGGAAGTAATGAAGGCTATAATTCTGCTGATAGATGGCAAATGACATTTGGAGGCTCTGCAGGCGGAGCCGTAGTTTGGAGTAGAAGTCAAGATGTTCCTGCTGAACAAGGTTTTGAATATGCTTTAAAAATTTCTCCATCTTCTACTGGAAGCTGTACAGGCTCTCAAGAGGTACGTTTTTCAACTACACTTGAAGCTCAACACTTTCCTGATTTATCTTATGGAACTTCAGCGGCAAAAAAAATGGTGTTAAGTTTTTGGTTTAAAACTAATAAGGTTGGATTGTATTCTGTATATTTTTAACACAATGGAACAGGAACTGCTAAAAGAAAGTATAAAACTTTCACTCCTGCTCAATCTGATACTTGGGAAAGAATAACAATAGATGTTACAGGAGACACATCTACTGCATTTCCTATAACTGGTAACGCAAGAGGAATAACTATTGCTTGGTATTTAGATAACACTCCAAACTTTGATTCAGCAAATGCAGAAGAAGATTGGACGACATCAGTTTTAATAAATAGTTCTAACAATATTAATTTTTTAGATAACACAAGTAATGAATTATATATTACAGGTGTTCAATTAGAAATTGCTGATTTAGCTACCGACTTTGAATACTTGCCTTTTGATATTGTATTACAAAGATGTCAAAGATACCTGCAACAATTTGGTAGTAATACAATAAGTGGAGTAGACGTTACAGCAGGAGGTGACAGACTAGCAACAATGATGAGGGGTAGTCTTAATGACACAACTCTTTATGCTGACATACCATTGCTTGTGCCTTTAAGAAACACGCCTACCGTTAGTTTTAGTGCTACTAACATAAGACAAGATGGAACTAACTATGATATAAGTTCTTTTGACCAAGTACACAATTACGGCGGTATCGTTTATTTTGCAATTACTGCTAGTGCTAATTTAAATGTAGGAACGGCGGCTCAATTAAGGTTTACAGGGTCTGGCGGCTACTTAAGAATGGATGCGGAGTTATAAAATGTTTAAAAAAGTAAAAAAAATAAACTATACAAACGATGAAGGACAAACTTCTTTAAAAACTTATAAAGTTACAACAGCTGATGATAAGATTCTTTTTGTTTCATTAAAAGAAGAAAACACAGACTATCAAAAAATTCTTAAATGGGTAGCAGATGGCAACACTATTGAGGAAGCTGATTGATGTTTACATTAGATAACAAAGATTATGATGAAACAAAATTATCTGATAAAGGTAAGATAGCTTTTGCACAACTGCAATATGTCAATCAAGAAAAATCAAAACTATTTTTAGAAACTGATCGGCTTAATACGATAGAGGGAGCTAACACAGCAATCCTTAAATCAGAACTACCAAAAGAGGAATCTAATGCCGAGTCAGAGTCAAAAGAATAGCGAAACTCTAATTAGGTTAGAGGCTCGGATTGAAACGATAGAGTCAAATCATTTAACCCACCTACAATCCAGTGTGGAAAAAATTGAGAAAAGCATTGAGAACATTTGGAAAGTCATAGGCATACTATGTGCTATGTTTATATTCGTCTTTGCTGATAGTGTTAAATCACTAATAGATATAGTTACTATTTTATAATAGAGGGTTAAATATGGAGAAATGTATTCTCGTAATTTCAGACCAACACATACCACATCACCACCAAGATATGATGGCTTTTTTAAGAGCCATAAAGAAAAAATATAAACCGACACGCATACTGAATATTGGTGATGAAGTTGATTCACACGCAATAAGTTACCACAGTCCTAATCCTGACCTTGCTAGTGCAGGTGATGAATTAAGAAAATCTTTAGAAACTATCCACGAGTTAGAACAACTATTTCCTAAGATGGATTTAGTCCATTCTAATCACGGAAGTTTAATTTTTCGCAAAGCCTTAACTCACGGATTACCTAAAGCCTTTATTAAAGACTACAATGAGTTTTTGCAAGTAGGCAAAGGTTGGAAGTGGCACGAAGATATTGTAATTAAAGCAAGTAACGGACAAGATATATATTTCTGTCACGGAAAGACAGCTAATATTTTAAAACTTGGACAACAGTACGGAATGAATGTTGTGCAAGGACATTATCATACAAAATTTAATATCCAATACTGGGGTAATCCAAACGCCTTACATTGGGGATTACAAGTTGGTTGCCTTATAGATAAAGACAGCCTTGCTTATGAGTACAACAAACTATTTAAAGACAGACCCATTATTGGTACAGGAATTATTATTGAGGGCTTACCTTATCTTTTACCAATGGTCTTGAATAAAGGCGGAAGATGGAATAAAGTTGTTCCCTAATGAGTGCTTTTAAAAAACAAGTAGCAGGTAAACACTACCTAGACTTTAAAATACAACCAATGGATTTTTTTATACAAAACAATATCTCTAAGATAGACGGAGATATTATTCAGTATGTCATAAGAATAAAAGGTGATCCCATTGAGAATATAGACAAAGCTATTCATTGCTTAGAACTTAAAAGAGAGGCGATAAAAAATGGATCAAAATAGAATGATGTCATTCACACAGAAATTAGTCATAGATGAGTGGAGAGCATTTTGTATATTAGGCTTTGATGTAACACCTGAGGGTTTAGCACCTGAATATATAAGAATTTATATCAAACCTTATGACGGAAGATTAGACCAAGAAGTACGATCACACGCTAGAACAGTTACTAAGTTATTAGAAAAAGGTGATAGCTTAGAATCAATAGTTGAAGATCATACTAAAGAAAGCATTGTCGGTAACATATTACATTATGTTAAAAACAATATGGAAGATATTATCGCTTGTAAACAAGTAGAAAAAGAAGTGAAATTATCAACCGATCCTTATCGTAAAATCAAATAGGAGTACATTATGGAAATACTAAAAAGAGTAAGAGAAGTAGCTTTAATCAAAGTTTCACTTTGGATAGTTGCAGTAGTAGCAATAGGAGCAATCGTTATATTCTAATGATTGACACTAAACAAAGAATAAAA